CGCCGCCGCCTTCTCCATCGCCGCCGCGGCCGCCGCCGCCGCCGTTACCTTCATTGCCGTCACTGCCAGTATCAGGTGGAGGATCAGCAATAAATCTAGATGTCTGGTCTCTTACTTTAGTACCTAGATTTGTAACGTCAATTCTTTTATTATCAACGTCTGCAATAATTTCATTATAGTCTCTATGACCTATAGACTTAAATACACTTGATGCAGAAGAAGCTCTACCACTTAAAGTAACATCTCTTAAGACAATAGATTCTTCTCCAGCTTTAAAAGTTTGATAAGGGATATTAAAATTACCTGTTATAGTACCATCATTTAGAGATAGTATACTTGGATTAATAACTTTAGAACCCATAAGCAATTCATGTTCCGTATTTGGTCTTAAATTTTCAGCTTTAAAACTAATACCACCCGCAGGGTTATCCATCCAATAATCTTGAAGGTTTTGAATAATTTCAGTACCTGTGTTTGTAAATGTAGGCTTTGTACCGTTAATAATTCTTGGTGCACCGAACTGTGTAGTAGTAACTCTTCTTTGAGCTTGAGTTACTGTTGTAGTAATCTGAGTACCGCCGCTAACTCTTGCACTTGCAGAACTACTACTTTGATTACCAAACCATTCTAATCTTGAAGTAGATGAACCACCTGGGGATGTAGTTGTTACATTCATAAATTGACTAAACTGATCTGAGTCCCCTGCAAACGGTCTAATTTTACCATAAAGATTTGTAAAGTAGCTATTGACTTGTGTCCTCCAGTGGTGTTCGAATGGAGTGAGTTTTAAAGTACCAACATATATCCATGTCGCAAAAGGATTAATCTTATGTGTACCTGTAGAAGAAGGTTGTTGTACTAATACATCTTCTTTATATTTTTTAATTAGAATACCAGCATTATCATAATAATAATCATCAATATTATCTTTAGAAGATATTTCCATTTTTATAGGAACACCATCAGTTTGACCAGGAATAAGAATGTTATTAATTACATCTATAGACGCGTTATATTCTTTGTTATTTGTGTCTGCAGAACTATTAGGATTGTTTTGGGATAAAGAAAAATCATCCACAACAAAACCTGACTTTGCTCTATCAAGAATATTATCATGTAGTGCTTGTGACTCTAAAAGAGACAAAGCAACAGCTTCTTCAATTCTATTAACTCTATCTTCTATTTTACCAATATCGCGCATGGTGTAACGTTTATTATCTACAACTTCGACATCAATTTCAGTTTCTGGGTATCTTAAACCTCCAGGTATAGTCAGATAAAATAATGTTATTGCATCTTTTACTTGGTCAGGTTTTTTAGGATTTTTTAAAGCTGGTAATCCTTTTTGAGTTATAATAGAAGAATTCTTACCAATACTAATAGAGGTAATATTGCCTTGATATTCATCAAAATCTGTATTAAAGACAGAGTCTGGTTTGATACGAGGTTGTTTATAATAGTTTCTATTTTTAAAAAGAAACGGTGACTCAGTAATATCTGTAAGTATATCTTCTACTCTAAATCTAAAGTCAATAGAATTTCTAAGATCTTTACCTATATCAAAAGTTTGTTCTGCAATTGGTTGAGGGCTATTGAAAAATCTTACATCGTCATCGTAATAATTGAGCTCACTATAACTATCAGCACTGTAATAAAAATTATTAATAGGGCTAGCTGTAAAGTATGAAAAGAAAATTAATAGGTCATTTGAAGGAGGTGCATTTTTACCTGTTTTTCTAACCAGTCTTCCTATATCATAATACTCACCTCTCTGTCCATTATCTAGATTATATAAACCTGATATATCTCTACCTACAGTAGCAGTAGCGCTTAAGTAAGTAATAGGGCTAGTGTATTGTGAAACCCCTGCCGGTGATTCTACTCTAAGAACTTCGTTAGCAGTAAACGATGTATTTTTTTGATAAATTATTTCTAAAGTAGAAGTAGACCCTGTACCGGTCATGTAACTATGATAACCTGTAGTTGATGCGATATCACCGCTACCAGTAGCAGTAGAATTTTGCAAAGCTACAATTGCTTCAGTACCAGAAGCTATACCAGTTATTTTAGAACCTACAGGTACTAAACCTGTAGTGTTAATTTCAATTCTACTAAACTGTGCACTAGCAAACGTATTACTTGTACCTTCATTAACACCATAAACTTTAAATATATCAGGATAAGATAAAGAAATTTGATTATCTTGAGCAGACCAACCAAAATTAACATTAGTACGAGCTGCTGAACCTGTGTTTTTAATTTTTAAATATTTAAATTTTAAATTCTTTTTAATTTCTTCTTGATCATCAACTCGCGAAACATTCCAATAACCATTCATATCACCTGAAGAAATACCTGTATCTTCAATAATGTTAAAATCATTATCAAAAACAGAAGCAGTACCTCTAAGAGTTTTAATTTCAGATGAAGTAGTTGTTATTAGAGAAGGAATAGCATTATTAATACTTCCAGGAACTACCGTAGCTGTAAAGCCACCAGCACCTGTAATCGTTCTAACTTCATCAGTGTGGCAAATATGTGCACTGGTTATTGTAGTATTAGTAAGACCAGCGACAACAGATTTAACTTCTTGCCCTACTGCAAATTTACCAGACCAGTTTATTAAAGCAGTAGCATTAGCAGACGCGTGATGGTTGCCATCTGCATTATAAACATAACCTGTATTACGTAATACAGTAATATCATTACCATCATTAACCGAAATAGAAGCTGGGTTAGTTGTAATAATTTGAAGCATTTTAACATCATAAATGTATAATTTATTATTACTAAAACTATATGCTCTTGCTACACCTACAGTCTCACCTTCTGAATCATTAAGAACAATTCTATTAGCCCAAGTGTATGGGTCACTTCCTGTTTGACCCGGTAAGGTACCTGATGCTGAAACTATATCGTAGCTTGTTAATTTATCAAATGGTATAGAATAATTACTAGTTCTTACAAAATCGTTATTTTTTGTAAATGTTAATATTTTAGGACCGGTTAATTCTGCTTCAAAACCTTTTACATAAGCTTTAGAAGAACCTATTCTTACTTGATACAAATCTGAATCAGCATCAGAAATAGTAATAGGGAATGGTTTAACCGTATAGTTACCTGATTCATCAAATGTTCTTCTAGCAAGTGTGTTGCCTATATCTGAATATTGAGGATTACCTTTTACATTTTCTACAGTAACACCGTTTTGAATAGTTAAAACTCTAAAAAATGTTTCATCTTCTACGGAGTCTAAAGGTAGTGTAGCAAAAGTTAAAGTTTGTTTAAGTCTATGAGAACCTGGTGCTCCTTCATTTGTAGAGCCTCTAGCATTATCATATAAAGTAGAATCATCATTTTGTGTTGATATAGATTGCTCAGCACGAAAACCTAACTTAGCAGAAGGGGTGTGTGAAGTAGCACTAATAATAACTGTCTGTCCAGGAATTCTTGTAAAGAAACCATTTACATAATATATTCCTTCAGAAACGGATCCTAAACAGGCTTCTGTAACGGAATTAAAAGTATTAACTAATTCCGAAGCTAGGCCTGGATTATCTGATAAAGTAGCGTATATGAAATCACCAGAAGTAGAAAACTTTTTAGCAGTTATGTATTGAAAGTATAATGCACCAACATTGGAAGTACCAATAGAACCTGAAGGTTGTTTAATGACTCTTGCTCTAACAGAACCATCAGAGTTAGTAATAATTTTACCCTCCAACGTATTTAAATCTGCTATGGAAGTTGCTACTCTGGCATTAGATATAGGAAAACTTGCGTTACCTGAACCGGTAAGAAATATAGAATACACACCGTTAAGAACGTTAATATTACCTTCAGTAATTCTAGAACCATCTTTAAAAATGTGATTACCAAATCTTTGAACTTGGTTTTGCATAAAGCTTTGAAGTGTAGTTAATTCTCTTGCTTGTACTGGGAAACCTGGACGAAAAAGAACTCTTAAAAAGTCTTTTTGTGGATCAAAGTCATCAAAGTATGGAGATACATTTAAATTTAAGTTAGCCATTTTTCACCGTAATTTTATTATTTATTTAGAAACTCAATACGAAATTTATAGATTCTATTTGATCTTGCGATCTAATTAAAGGTTTAATTTTCCAATCAGATATTATTAATTCACCAGAATTAAAAACTATATCTCTGTCAAAAGTTTTTTCTATTGTGTGTATTTTGTTTATACCATCTTCTAAAGATACTTGTTCACTATCACTAAAAGAGTCTTGTTCTTTATCGTAAATGTAATTAATATAATACACTCTATTATCATTTACAGCTACAACTCTAGCTCTTCTACCATCATCAACCGGGTAAGGTTTAATAATATCATTAACATTGTAAGTTGCTGTAAGCCCTTCTATTCTAAAACTTTTACATGCTACATAAAAATCTTGTGATGCAATACTGTCTGTAGTTACATCTATAGGGTTTCTAATTAAATTTGCCATTTGATATTGATTTTGAGCTAGTGGTAAAAATTCATCTTGTGGTATATTTCTAGCTACTAACATAATACTATTAGCATTAAGATCTGTAGGTGCATCAGAACCATGTCCTAGACCACCTGCTATTCTAGCTGAACATCCAGGTATTAATTTACCATCTTGATCTACTATTTTAATTACACCAACATAACCTAATCCATTTTCTTCTAAAGTAGGAAAAAATCTGTTAGCTTCTGAATCGTAGAATATATTAGCCTTAAAATGATTCAATATTAAATCACTATCGAATCTAGAATCTGTAGCTCTTATTTTAACTGTTCTTCCATTTTCCCAATCACTATCTCTTCCAGCATATAATAAATCACTATCAAAAGAAAAACCATAAATAGCTCCCAATTGCGCATTTTCTTGAACTGAATATTGTAAATATCTAGTAGTACCTGGGACTAATGTTGCTGCTTCTTCCTTAGTAACTCTTTCTGGCACAGGCATAAATTCAGAATTTAAAAATCTAACAGCATCAGAGTTAGAAATAGAATAAAGATATTGCCAAACATAACTATCTGCCATAGTAATAGGTGAAGCAGAAGTTCCTGTAGGAGCATTAATAGAGGGTTTACCTGTAGAATGTAAGCATTTGTACACGTTTAATCTACCAATACCAGAAACAAACTCTCTAACTAAAACATAAAAATTACTTGTACTTGGCCAAGAATTATAAATTCTATTTTGCACCCAATCAATTCTCGGAACACACCTACTCACACCCCCTGGAAGAATTCTATGCATAGTTAAAGTATTTTGCGAATAAAACGATTGATCACCTATTGAAAATTCTGAATCACCAGATGCGCCTCCCGCAAAAAATTCTGAAGTTTCAGCTAAGCTTAAAGAATAATTATAATAGTCACTGTCATTAGTAAAAGCAGCTGCTGCATAAAAAGCTTCGTCATTAGTAGCATCTTTAAGAGAATCAAATAACGATTTAGCTAATAATAAATTTATGTTGTTAGTTATTTTTGCAGTCACTTTACTTTTCTACCTTTCATTGAAGATAACGGATCTCTCCACTCTTCCAAATCTGCTCTTTCGTTAGCATCATACCAATCAAAAATATTACCTACACTATTATTTAATACAGAATCTTCACCAGTTTGATAGTGTGTGTTCCATATGATATTATCTGAATCTGTATTATTCCACACTATTGGTTTAAAAGGTGTTTTAAACTTTCTATAATCTTGTGTTCTTTTTTCTGCATATGTTGTATATAAAAATCTTGGTTTTACTTTCATATTTTGAATAAAAGAACTATAACCGTTTACTTGCCAACCTTCACTGTCCTGTCTTAAAGAGTTTATTTCATTCCACTTTTTTTCAAAAGCTTCAAAATCTGTATAAACTGTTCCATCTTGTTCTGTAAAAGTTAACGAACCATTAAGTCTCATTGCTTGATTAAAATCCGAAGCTTTTTTAAACATCATTTCTCTTTTACGGTCAGTATTAAACCATTTAAATGTTCTATTATCTTGAGGGTCTTTTTTAAGCTTTGAGTAGTCAATAGCTTTGTAAGTTTTATTCTCACTATCTGACCATCTTACATGAAAACCAACAGGTAGATCAGAATCGTAAATGTTAAAAACATCATTAATAGGGTCTATAAATTTAGTAGAAGCAATCTGTACAGGATCATAACTATCTCTTGTTCTAGATTCTTTTTTATAAAAATCTTGAACTGTATTATTAAATTTTTTGTAGTTAAGTATTAATGAGTTTACTTTATTATTTCCATCTGAGTCTTGAGATGTAATATGTCTTTTAAAACTTTCTGAATCAAAATTATAATAATTGTTATAAAAATTATCGTAATCAACAAATTCTTTTCTCACTAATCCCATAGGTTCGTAATCAAACCAAGACGCTCCATATTCTGATACAATTGATTCATCATAACCTTTTTCAAAATTACTAGCTCTAATTGCATTTAAATTAAGAGTGGTAGGGTTATAAAATAAGAAAGAGTTAGATTCATATCTAGTATTATCTGCTGTTATTCTATTAGCATCTTTAGGGTCTGTGTAATGATCTAAGACAGTGTCAAATGTATAATAAGTGTTTAAAGTTTCATTAAAAGATTTACCTGTTATATTAACAGGTACATTTACATTTTGATTTACGTTAGTCTCACCAAATAATAATAAACCTGCAGGATGGAGAGTCTCTTTTATTTTAGCTCTCCAAAGATCTATAGATAAATTGCTTTGAATAATATAAGTATAATGAGAATACAAATAATTGTCTTGAATTACACCTCCAGATAAAGAATTGAGAAAACCATCTTCATTAATAAAAGTTTTTGTAGTAGTACCAGCAGAACTTAAAACAGGATTAAAAGAAGCTCTACTGTGATAAGCAACATAATTAGCTAATGTTTTTTTATTCCTTATTATAACCTGGTTAGAAGCAGGGCTAAACGCAGCTACTCTTAGAACTCTATTTTTTATTTTGTCAAATTCTTCTAAATCACTATCACTTGCAAACGCTCTATTTTTAGCAGGTGACAAAGAAATTATTTTTTTAGTAGGACTTACTCTATTAATAATTCCGAAATAACCAGTGTTTTGCCATTGAGCTATTTCACTATCTACACCTAGTTTTGGATCTGTATAATCATTATACCACTTAAATTGATAATCTGAGTCATTAAAAGTGTAATTGTTTAATTGATTAAAATGATAATGGTCTAGACTATTTAAAAACTTATTATAAATTCTTACTTTAAATCCTTGATCACTATCTTTAATAACTTCATAATTAAAATTGTCTTCACTATCAACCAATCTTTTCCATTGGGATGTAATTAAACTTAGACCGTTATCAGAATCAATAACAAAGTCAGAATCTATCCATTGAAATATCTCACTATCCATAGCATATGGTATTCTAATTGATTTAATATTATATTTTGTACCGCTATCTTCTGTTTTATAAATTTTTATACTTAAATCTAATCTATCAGAATCATTAGAAAAAGCTTCATTTTTTTGATCTAAATACTGAAAAGTTACAAGTTGACCTTTAAGAAATTCACTTCTACCCTCTACAGTTACATTCATTGGTGCTTCAATTAAAATATCGTTTGCATCTGCAAAATAACCTCTATCAAAAATGGTAAAATCAGTTATAGTACCAATTTGAGTTGAAATTGGAGATATATTTAGCCCTTGAGGAGAGGTAGGGTTCTTAGCGTAAGGAAGACCTTGATTAATACTTGTAGAGGAAGATATAGACACATCTGGTAGAACGTTATAGCTACCACCCCCTATAACAGGTACTATTACATTTTCGAAATCATCAGATAAAAAACCGTTATTAAGTTTACCTGTTCTAACATTGTAGCCATCTACCTGTAAAATCCTACCATTTTTATCTACTTGTGTTACAATAGCACCACCTCCTGCACCCTGTCCTGGTGCATTAGGAGTAAATACAAAGCTATCTCCTTCTTTAAAAAACTCGCCCCTGTCTCTAAAATGTATGCCTGTAACTGGTCCGTTATTAACACTATCTACAATAACGTTAAAAGTTCTGTTAAGAGACACAGATTTAACTTGAATTATATCACCTTCTATATAACCCGGAGCGTTGTTTTTAGCTATTAAATTTACTAAAGATAAAAAAGGTGACACTTCAATAAAAATTCTAGGGTCATTAGGATCGGTAATTCTATATGTTTGTGTAACATCTGGGTTAAAAGCAAAATTTAATTGGCAACTTATTATAAATGCACTATCACTATCCCCTGTTTTTCCTAATATTTGCCCGCTAAGAACAGTAGCAACATCTGAATCCGTAGAAAAGTTGTCATCACTGTGAGACAGTGTAGCAAGAGAAAAATTAAGATCGTTTAATTGATCACTATAATTTACTACTTTAAATGTAGCTAAAGGAAATGAAAGATATTTACCTTCTGAAGCTTCAATAATATTGTCTCTGGTTTCAAAGATATCAATATCTTCATTGTATAACATACGGAATAATAATTCAAAAGATTTAGGAGAACCTTTTGCTAAGTATACATCTCTTATCTTTTTAATTAATACTCTATCTTTAACAGCTGATGTTTCAACAGCTATAGGTAAAAATTCTCTTTTAAAATAATTAATAAAGCTATCTAAAGTTGTGTCAATATCTTTATAAGAGGTAGAATTGTTAACCGCAGCCATTGGGTTGTCAATAGCTTTAAACATTTCTTTTACATTAACAGCTTCTGAATCATTTCTTTTATCTAAATATTCGTAATATGCTTCTATAAAAATTTTAAAAGAAGGATTATCAGAGTTAATAAACTCTGGTAAGCTATCGCTAATAAATGATCTTACTGTTTTTTCCATTAGATACTACGTGATAGGTTTAAATTTTTAATTATACTTGTTTCATTTTTTTCTAAAACATCTACTGATGAACCCTCAGTATCGGTTTGCAATACTATGTTTTCCGTAGCTTGTACATCGAAAGAATCAGGAATAGCTGTAAAAATTATTTCACCGTCTTGTGGGTTAAAATCCTGTAATTCTACAATTCCTGTTTCATAATTTATAGTTCCAGAGTAAGGAACTACAGTAATTTTTTCATCATCTATAAAATCAAACAACCTTATATTACCATAACCATCATCATCAAAGCCTGATCTTACATCTCTGCCTTCTCTAAAAAATAAATTTGAAGTAACAACTCCTCCATTTTTTGCATTAAAACCATTAGCTGGATGATAAAGTTTATTGGAAAAATTTAAAGTATACTTATCTAAAGTTCCGTTTAAAGCAAAAGTTTTTATTTTTAAAGATACTCTTGTATTAGAACTTATTATAGATGAATCAAGTTCTTCTACCTGTTTTGAAAAAAATGATTCAGTAAAATTAGCTAAAAAGTTGCCAATATAGGCATTATTAAGATTTCCTATTAAAGATATTATTTTAGACTTTAAAGCATTTCTGTTAGTTACTAGTTTAGTTTCATCAAATATAACTACACTTTTTAAAACTAAATATATAATTTCTGGATCTACAAATTGTGGTCTTATTGTTACTACGCTACTTTTATTAAGTATTTCAGTAAGTAGAGTGTCTTTAGTAGATGTAGTAAGCTTGTCTCCTGATTTTGGTTTAATAGCAATAAAAACTTTTCCTGGCTGGTTTACTTTTTCACCACCGTAAACATTTATAGATTGAATGTCTGCAAATTTATTAATTAAGAAAGTTTTATAGTCATTTTCAGTAACAGCTCTAAACTGAGATTGAAACCAATGAGGAGCATTATCCTTTATAGACTGTATACTTTCAGGTGGTTGTCCACCTTGAGAAATATCAGGTGTATTTAAAATAGTAATATCTGTTCTACCTGGTATGTTAATACTAAAAGTTCTAGCGCCGTTAGCTATAGAACCAGAAGATTGAATAAAAGTAGCTAAAATTACACTACCTATGCTAGGTTTATTACCTAAAACATTATTACCAAATACTATTCGATGTGTACTATCTTTTGATTCTTCTACAAAAAATACTCTTGAATTTTTATCTACTGATGTCATACCTTCTAGTTCTGGTGTAACTTGAGTATATTTTATACCGTTTACACTAACTTTTAAAGTAGTTGTGTCAATATTAGGTAAGTTTAAATCAAAAGAAGGGTATTCTACTGAAGCGTTATTATTAACAAATCTTTGAGTAAATAATCTACCTTCATAAATTTGTACATCAATAGTGCTATTAACTTGACCAGAAACAAAACCTACTGTATAATCTTGAATTGTGTAAAAATTAAATTTAGTGTCACCAGAAGAAGCAGAGAAAAAAGAACCTGCTGGAATAACATAAAAACCTTCTGAACCTAATCTAGGTACATTTAATTTAATTGTTGTAGAAGAAGACCTAGCTGATCTAGGAACATAATTTAAAGATTTAGCTAAAGACACTACGTTACTTCTAATTAAAGAAGTATCTAAAAAAGATTCATTTAACTGAAAATTTGCTGTAAGTGCATTGTAATGAGTGTTATATGCTAATATATCCATTAACAAGTTTAAACTTGAGCCTGAAAATTCATAGTCAGAAAATTCTGGCCTTTCTTTAAAATAATTTACTAGATCATCTTTAATAGATTGAAAATCTAAATCGCTTACTATCGGTCTTTGATCCATTATCTAAGCCTTTTAAGTACGGTTTCAAAAGTGTTAACTGTTTTACTAGATATAATATTATACACTATAGTAATAAAGTAAGCATTTGTATCAGAATTATCTCTAATTTCAATATCTCTTACTACTATTCTAGGTTCGTAATTTGTTAATACATCGTTAATAACAGTTTTTAAATCGTTAGCTACTACAGGTGAAATAGGTTCAAATAATATGCTTCTTATATTGCAACCTAATGTGGGTTGAAAAGGTCTTTCAAAAAAATTAGTGTTAATTAACGTCTTTATGCTTTGCTGTATAGCGTTAACATCACTTTTCGTACCCAAATCACCTGTAATTGGGTTTATACTGAAAGACAAGTCAAAGTCTTTGTAAATTTTGGTCTTTTCATATGTTTGTAGTTGTGCCATGTTTTATTTATTCTAGATAAATAACTATATTATAGATAACCTGCAGGTAAAAATGTCCGGAAGAAAAAACCACGGTAACAATTCAAAACGATTTGACGTTAATTCTTTTTACGCTTACATTAAAAAAGCGCATATAGAAGAACTTTTAGACGCAGATGGTAATACACCTTTTGATTCGGAATCTATAGATAAAAGCGTTTGGGATTATGCTGCTTATCTTTATAAAGATATCCAAAATTATGGAGGTTTGTTATCTTATTTTGATTCAGATTCTTTTAGAGATGATTCAGATGGTTCAGGTAACAATACTTGGTCTGCTATTTCTAAAACTAGTGCTGTAACTAAAGTATATAAACCTTTAAAAAGATGGTTATATTCATTAGATTCAGAAGATGGTATTAATAATACTATAGATCTTATTACAGGTGGCTTTAATAGACGTTATTACACTCTTCCTTTATCAGATTCAGAAGGAACTGTTAGACATGTAAATATTTACACATTTTTAAAATCTCATTTTGACAGATGGTTACAGTTTGATCCGTATGAAAGAAAAAAATTATCTTCAAGAATTATTGATAACTTAGAAGAAGATTCTGATCAAAGATATCAATACGCTAATCAAATTATTAGAGCAGTAGAAGAAGATTCAGATTTACAACGCAGGTTAGTTGAATTAATTAGTAATGTACTACAAACAGATTCAGAAGTAAGAAACGAAATTCTTAGAACTACAATTACTGCGTTTCAAAATGATTCAGATAAAGCTAGAGAATTAGTAGAAATTATTAGTGCTGTACTGGAAACAGATTCAGAAATAAGAAACGAATTCGGAGATCACTTCTTAGTATCTTTAAGAAATGATTCTGATCAACAAGTCGAGTTAGGTTTTATTTTATCCAGTCATGAATTTACTGAACTTAATACAGATAAAATATATGCTAGACAAGTACTACCTATGGATGGAAATGATACCGGTAACATAGGTGATTCTGATAATAAATGGTCATTAGGTAATTTTGAAACTATTAGAACAGATACTTTAAAAGTAAGAGGTCTAGATAAAGATAGAATAGTTTATGTTAGTGATTCAGAAGGAACGCTAGCTACTCATAAAGACTTACAATGGCAAAACGATTCAGAATTAATTACAACTAGATTAACAACAACTGTTGATACCACTTTAGCTTCAACTAGAGTTACTGATCTTGACCCTACTGGAGTAGTTTTTGTATCTAACGATTCAGAAAACAGATTAATAACTAGTAACAATTTAAGATTTACTAACAATACTTTGTATTACATGGGACGTGCTGTTCTACCAATAGATTCAGAAATGCTTAAAACTCTATTGGTAGAAAATATCGATTCAGAATTCAGTCAGTATGTAGGTCTAGATTCTGAAGCTGTAGAGAAAATTATTGGTGGTTCAACTGTTCTTTCACAAGTAGCAGTACCTGTAGGTGATAGAGGAAATATTTATTATATCGATTCAGATAATACTAATAAACTAGTAAATGGACCTTTAATTAAAATAGGTAATGATAGAGAAAATTATTATATTTCTCCTGGTGAATTAAGTGAAGCATTATCAAGACATAGCGAACATGAAAGTGGAGATGTTATCTGGGATCTAGATTTACAAAATCCTAATGTGGGTGGTGCCGCTTATGTACATGATTCTGATGGAGCCGGAAACAAATCTTGGACTTTAGATAGTAATATTACTATTAATGGTGGTATTAATGAAGGTAGAATAGTTCATAACCCTAACACTAAGAAAACTTTTTATAATGATGGTGTAAATAAAATACATGAACTAGGCACTGCTAGAGATTTTTCTGATGTAATCGTTATGCAGCCCCTTACAGGTAGCCCTGATTCAGACACTCTTGGTAAAGAAGGTTTACGACCAGGTACTATTGCAGTAGCTGATGGCACTAATTGGGATCCAGGTTCTATTGGAGGAGCTACTCCTTATCCAGTATTCTGGGATGGTGGTCAATGGCTATACTTCTCAATGTTCTAAGAGGTCATTATGCCGGGTAAATTTCATTATAAAAATCAATCACAACGTTTTGATCTTTATACTTTTTACGCTTTATTAACTAAGTGCAAAATTGTCGAACTGTTAGACAAAAACGGTCATACCCCTTTTGACTCTGATACGATTAACAATAATGTATTAGATTACGCTTTACAAATTTACAAAGATATTTTAGATAATGGTATTATAACATATTTTGATTCTGATTCTTTTAGACATGATTCAGATGGTAGCGGTAACAATGGTTGGAATGGTGTAACAAGAAACGCCTCTACAGCAAGAGTGTATGAACCATTAAGAAAGTTTTTATATTCTCAATCTAATAACAACGGTGTTGACGAAACTCAAGATATCATTACTACAGGTTTTAGCAGAAAATATTATACAATACCTCTTTCGGATTCAGAAGGAACAGTTAACCATATTAATGTATATTCTTTTATGAAAAGACACTTAAACAGATGGTTGTCTTATGATAGTTTTGAAAGATATAAATTAACTAAAAATATTTTAACTGTAATGCAACAAGATTCTGATGTAAGCAATTTTTTTGCTAATCAGTTTATAAAAGCTTGTGAAGAAGATTCAGATTTATCTAGAAGAACTGTAGAGATGTACAGTAACAGATTGCAATCTGATTCTGAAGTTAGACAAGAGTTTCTCAAAACAGCTATTACAGCTTTATCCGGCCTAGCACCAGGTGGTGATTCTGATTCCGCTAGAGCTTTAACTGAAGTAGTAAGTTCAGTTTATGAAAATGATTCTGAAGTTAGAAACGAGTTTGGTGATCAAATTGTTAATTCTTTGTTAGAAGACTCAGATCAACAAAACGAATTAAGAGATATTATAAGCAGTACAGAACTTGTTGTATTAAATGCTCCATTAGTTACAGCAAGACAAGTATTACCTATGCCGGCACCACCAGCAGCACCATTTGTAGCTGGTCAGACTGTAGAGTATATAGGATACTCCAATCCTAACAGTAGACAATCTTTTTATGTAAATGTAAACGATGCATTAGGTGGCGCACCACCACCACCAGGATCAGTTATTACACCTCCATATTATGGTGGTTCCGGTGTAGTAATAAAAGATATACTTTTAGCAGGTGATCTAAACTCACCCTCTGAATTTTTAGAATTTAAATTGATAGGTGATAGTGATGGAGCCGGAAACATTCAAAACAATGCATATGATTTACAAGACAACTTAAATACTGGTTTCCAAGACGATAACTTTAATTCTATAACCGGTGGTAATACATTTGGCGGGAATTATTTTCCTAATTTTAATGTTACCAATTATTTAATAATAGATTCAGTTGGAGATTTAGGCACACCAGGTGATGCTTATTTAAAATTTGATGTTTATTATACACCACAGGTTGGATCATTTGTTTTCTCATCAGCTGAACAAGCTGCAGGTGTTATATTTAAATTTAAAATCGTATTTGATAGTGATTCTTTAATTAGTTCTAACCCACCACAATCATCAGTTTCTACCGGATCTATAGGAGATTCAAATACAAAATGGTCTACTGCTAATTTTACTACATTAAGATCAGACAATACAAAAATAGATAACGCTGTTAGAAATAGAATTGTTTTAATTAATGATTCAGAAGGTATATTATATTACACCACAGTAAGAGCTTATTGGGCTAAAGATTCAGACAACGACTCTGATTTTAAATTTGTTATAACTAGACTACAAGCAAATGTAGATTCTAAGTTTGCTTCTCTTAGAGTAAAAGATTTAGAAGCAAAGGGTATAGTACATATATCTAATGATTCAGAACAAACAGAAATAGATAGATTAATTACTAATAACAATTTATTTTTTAATGATTCAGATGGTATTATCTACAAAAATAAAAAATTAATAGCTATTGATTCTGATAAATTTTATGATTTATTAATAGAAAATAGAGGTCTGTATACAATAGATTCTGATGGTGTAGATAGTGTAATTAAAGATACACCGGTTAAGTCTGAGTACTCTTGGTTTATAGGACAACGAGGTGATACATATGTTATTAACCCGGAATCAACTGATTCTGATTCTAATAATCTTTTTACAAGAAAGCTCGTATATACAAGTGATAAAGTAGTAGACTCGCAACAAGAATTATCTAGAGCTTTAGGTGATGTTGTAACTAAACAAGAAGTATTTGATACATGGTATAGAATTTCTCACCGATATAATGGTGGCGGAACTCCAGGTACTTTTAATTACCCTGCAAACTCAACTGAACAGAATAGTTGGGCGTTTGATGCAGTTAATGATATCATATACACTACCGCTAACACAACTACTTACTGTGGTTTTATATCTTCAGATACTTATGATGATTTTACTTTTAATTCAACTCTTAATGCACCATACGTGACGCCTAGCAACCCGGATACTAATGATGATGATGTAATTTCTTCCATTGTCGCTTTTGTTACAGAAGGTCAATTTGGTCAACCGGGTTATAGAGAACATACTCTTTCTTTTATTAGAAACCATGGTGGTTTTCCTATGTTAACTCAAAACTATGGGTCTTTAGGACCTGTCACTTGGGCATTAGTTTATAATTACAATCAAGACGATGTACGATTATTAGTTAACGGTACCTCTACAGCTCCAGTTTCTACAGCTCCTTGGAACACTTCTCCATATGGTACAAAAGTATGGATAAGAAGAAAAGGAGATAATATTACAGCTTATTGTTCTCAAATGAATGATTCTACATACACGTTAGATTCAGACACTGAAATTGTTTGGGACTTAGCTTCAGATTCTGATACTATTAAATTTAGAGGTCCTGTTAGATATGGTTATGGTGCTCATAGTCAAAACGGTTCATACTGGTCTGATATATTCTTTGCACCTGATGCAGGATCTTATTTACATAGTGTAC